GACACCCAGTAATGCAACTTGAATTTAACTCAGGTTCAATTTACGCTATGTTTGAAGAGGCCACATCAGAATATTCACATCATATAAATAATTATAATATACGAAATTGGATGTGGAATTCCTATGGTTCAGATAATAAAGTATCTGGTTCTACTATGAGTTCTACTGGTTCAGTTCAAGTTGAATCACCACGAATGGGTACAACATTTGCACTATCAAAACAATATGGTGAGGCGGTAAATATTGGTGGTGATATTGAAATGTATAGTGGGTCTATTACTTTGACTGGGGGTACACAGGAATATGATTTAGAAAATGATGCAGTGTTAGAAAAAGCTGGAACTAGAATGGAAATACAAAAAGTATTTAATCATGGTCCAGCGGCTATAACAAGATTTTATGATGCCTTCGCTGGTTCATTTGAACAGAGAAATATGTTAGATGCTTTTGGGATGGGTAATGTTGCACCAGCAGTATCATTTGTATTAAGACCTATTTCATTTGATATAGCTAGAGCACAAGCTATTGAAACAAATGACAAAGTTAGAAAATCAAATTATTCATTCGAATTAATAAATAATAAAATGAGAATATTTCCAATACCACAAAGTGGAAGTAATGGTGATAAGATATGGTTTCAGTATTATCTGAGAGAAGAACAAAATTCTACAACAAGAACTTGGAATACAAATAAAGTTTCGGATCCAAGTAATGTACCATATAAATTTCTTACATATTCTGAGATTAATTCATCTGGACGTCAATGGATAAGAAAATTTACTTTAGCTCTTTCAAAAGAATTATTAGGTATCATAAGAAGTAAATATGCTTCAATGCCACTTCCAAATGGTGAAGTAGCTCTTGATGGTGAAGCATTGAAAGCCGAGGGTAGAGAAGAAAAATCTTTATTGTTAGAAGAATTAAGTATATTTTTAGACTCGGTTACTTTAAGAGAACAAGCTGCTGCAGAGCAAGAAGTAGCAGAAGCAAATCAACAGGTATTAAATAAAGCGCCACTTGGAATTTATATAGGATAATATTATGGCACACACATCAAAACCATTTTTTATACCATCTAAAGAAATTCGAATGATTGATTCAATGAATGAAGAATTGATTGACGAAATTGTTGGACAATCTGTAGATATTTATAAAGTAAATATAAATAATACAGAAGAAAATGTTTATGGTGAGTCATCTACAAAAGTTTTTGATACTGGATTTAGAGTAAATTGTCTAATATTATTTAATGAACCTGAAATGATATTAGAAGATTACGGTTCAGATTTGGGAGCTAATATTGAAATGTATTTTCAAAGAAATAATTTAGCTAGTGGTTCACTTAATTTTTACCCAGAGATTGGTGATATTGTAGATTGGAATAATTTTTATTGGGAAATAGGTTCAGTTACTGAACCACAATTAATAGCTGGACACCCGGGATACTCACATAGTATAAAAACAATAGCACATAGAAGTAGATTATCATCATTACAGATAGAAGAAAGACCTAAATAATGGCTGTACAACAAATAACACATAAAAAAATTATAAAACATGATTTAGATAATCCGAATTATAAATCGGAGCCTAAACCTGAAGTTGTAGTTAATGGTAATATCAAAGATAGCGAAGATCTCTATGGTGAAAAAAAACATACCTATACACCTGAACCAAATGGTAATTTACAAATGGAACAGATGATGGGTAAGTTGATGAATAAATTGGACAACTTTGATTCACCAAGCCAAACAGGTACAAAAGCCGTTGAAGTAGATATACAAAGAGAGATTGCAATATCAATGGTTGATCAAAATGCAGTTAAGTCAGAAGAATTTAAAGGTAAAGTAATGAACAAAAAAGATAAGTTAAAAGCTTTACGAAAAAGTAGGAGAAGATAAATGACAGCAAGAGGATATAGACCTCCAAGAATACCACTAAATAGAACTAGAAGAACGACTGGGAGAGCTACAAATCGTGGTGGTTTAAGAAAATATGGTGGAGGAATGCAACCTCCAACAGATCCTTGTCCTCCAGGATACTATGAATGCCCATGGGAATATTGTACTCCTGATGGAATTATGGGAGGGTGTGTACAAAATCCAGCTGATTGTTATTTTTGTCCAGAAGTTGGTACGGGTGAAATTGAACCAGGAGGTTGGGGGGATATACCACCCGGACCAGGTAATTGTCCATTTTTTACATGTTGGGATGGTTCTTGTGTAAGAGACATAAACGATTGTCCACCTAATCCAGATTTTGATCCAGGAGCTGGAGAACTTGGACCTGGTCAAGGATTAGCTTATCCGGGCACTGGTGATTGGAATCAAAATGTAGGACCAGGAACAATAAGTATTACTTATAATTTCCATGGTGGTTATAATTTTGTTAGTTTTCCATTTGTAATGACAATGGCTCAATCATCAGTTAATAATCTCATGACTTCATTGACATATCCATATATGCCGGAAGGAGCTTCAATATTTTCAATTACGAGTGAGGGTGAATCAACTACATATAATCCTGATATGGGTTGGATAGGAAATTTAACTCATATTGATCCACTAAAATCTTATTGGCTTGGAGTCTCACCTAATCATGTGCAACCTTTTAATCTTTCATTATTAGGTACACCTCTAATTAGTAATGGAAATCCGACATATACGATACAAGGTGGTGGAATACCTAATTATGTTTCTTTTCCTGGTATTAGACCATTAGATTTTCAAACTGCTATGCAAGGTTGGGGAGGATACAACTCTATTAATTCAGTACAATCAGCAGGACAGGGTATGACATGGAGTCCAGGTGATGGATATTGGGTGGGAAGTATTCAACAATTTATGCCTGGAAAAGGTTATATTATTATGAGTAGTGAAACAATAACTAATTTTAAATTTAATTTACCCATGATGTAATTATTTAGGTAAATGGAGAAAAAGTATGAAACGAAGAAAATATCCACAACGAAGAAGATCTAGAGTATCAAGAAAATATCAAAATGGTGGTACTATTCCAGGTGGAGGAGGTATGGCAACTGATCCTTGTCCTCCAGGACAATTTCAATGTCCTGATGGTAGTTGTGTTTTAGCAGCTACAGATTGTGGTGGTGGTTCTTATGTTAATCCTGATGAATTAACTCCTGGATATAATATAATGCCAGTTATACCAACTGTTCCGGGTACAGTTCCTCGTAAACCATTCTTACCGGGTACAGGTACACCTATTGAAGAAGGATTTGGTATATCTAAACCACATATGCAAGTTGGTAAACCTCAACCCATAAGGCCTACACCAACACCTGGAACAGGAAATCCTTTGTATCCAGGGCCTTCGGTTATACGAACAAACCCACCATCGCAATATATGAGAAAACCTGATGCGATGGGTACACCATCATTATCTGGAACACATCGTCATGGTTTGGCAAGTCATCACCATGAGGTTGCCCCACACGCACATCATGTAGACTTTTTTGGAAATATAGCTTCTGCAACTTTATATACTGGTCAACCATATGGACCTGGTCAAGGATACACAAAATTTGGTGGTCAGCACGGACATATGAATGGAAATCAAACATATAAAAGGGGTGGTAGAATTAGTAAACGTGGTGTTAGAAAATTTAGACAAGGTGGAAGAGCGGTTAGAAGAGGTGGTACTGGTCCAAAACATTTAAAGAAGTAATAGGAGAAATAATATGAGAAGAAGACCGAGAAGAAAATATCAAATGGGTGGAAGTACATGTGGTAATCCTGGTCAACCACCCTGTGCTGGTGGTTACCGAAATGGTGGTCAAATACAAGGACAACAAATAAGAGCAAGAAAATTTCAAAATGGTGGAAGAACAACTAGGACTGGAAGAACAACTAGGACTACTATACAACCAAGACCAAGACCTAATCCTGCAGGAAGACATTCACATAATACAACTGGAACTATACCAGCACCTGCAACAGCTGGAATGAATGTAGTACCACATCAACATAGTCTACAAAATGGTACTCATCAACCTGGTCAACATAATTCCCCTCATTCACATGGTATGACTGGAACAACAACAGGTACACAACACCACACTCACCAATCATTTCAGGCGGGTAGTGGTCATATGCATATGGCTGGTAACAATCAGCAAAGTGCTCACGGACATCTTGTTGGGTGGACAGAAGGTGCAAGTTGGGGGCACCAACATGAACATTCTGCTGGCGACCAGGGGGGGTATGGACAAGCTAGTGGTCAACACACTCATGCTGGTGGATCAGCTGCTTACCGAAGAGGTGGAAAAGTGAGACGAGGTGGAAGAATGAGACATTTAAAGAGATAGTGAATGGCAGTTAAACCAATAACAAATAAACAAGTAGTTAGTAGAGGTCAGGTTAATAGATCTGATCACTTATCCTTTCGTGATGAGACTTTAAGAACAGGAAATAAGTCACAATCATTCACGCCCGGAAAAGATTTTACTAAAAACTTTTCAATTACTTTAAAGGATATAGATACTGCTATTTTATCTCATATAAAAGAGGTAATAAAGCCAACAATAAGAGAAGCTGGTGAAGTTGTAAAAGTTCCTGTTATGTGGGCTAATGAAGAAAGATGGAAATCTGTTAGAAAGAATGGGGTATTAAGAGATAAAAATGGAGTTATATTATTACCATTGGTTGTTATAAAAAGAGTTGATACTTCGTATAATGATGCGATGCCATTAGCATTTGATCACGATTTACAAAATAAATATGCACAGGTTGTTAGAGGTAGGAAGTGGTCAAAAGATAATAGATATGACAGATTTTCAGTTCAAACAAATACTAAACCTGCATTTGAAACAATTACAACTGGAATGCCTGATTTTGTGGTATGTAGTTATCAATTTATAGTTTTAACAAGTTTTATGGAACAAATGAATTATTTAAATGAACTTTGGATTGAACATTCACAAAAGTATTGGGGAGCTTCAGAACAATATAAATTTTTATCTTCGTTAGAGGGTGGTATAGCAGATGCATCAGAAATGACAGTTGACAGTGAAAGATTAATAAGAAATGAATTTATGATGAGTGTTAAAGGATATTTAGTACCAGAATTTATAGCTAGTGTGCTTGGAAAAAATTCTCATTTAACTAAAAACTTAACTCCAAATAAGGTAGTATTTGGATTTGAGGGTGATGCAACAAATAAACAGGTTGGAAAATAATTTTTATATATACTTATATATAAACACAATAACAATGGAGGTTACATATGTCAGAAGAAGTAAAATTTAACGAAGAAGAAATTAAAAAATTACAAGATATTCAAGATAAATATATAGAAATTCAAAGTGGTTTGGGTCAAGTATCTATGGCTAAATTAAAATTAAATAAACAATTAGATCTTTTAGCTGATGACGGTGATGAATTGATGGTTCAATTTGAAAAAAATCAAAAAGATGAATTGGATTTTATTGCAGATATAAGAAAAAAATATGGAGATGGAACACTAGATCCAAAAACTGGAGTTTTCACACCTGAAAATAAATAGGTTTATTTAAAATTAAATTGTGGTTTTGAAATTTTATCATATATTTATATATGAATTCATACTGCATTCGCTTGCATAATTCATCACATATCATAATTAGGAGAGTTTAGATGGCAGAGAAGATAGTAAGTC